CTGTTGTCCTAGCTCCTGTATCTGCTCCAATTATTATAATTGATGTTGCAAGAGCTGAATTGCTCCCAAATAATGTAGTACCTGATAATGCCGTACCCGTAAATGATGTTCCTAAGAAAGTTTGTGATAAAGCAGTACCTGTAAATGGAATTTGTACTCCAGTAGTATTTGCGCCACCAGTTGAACCTTGTGATATTAATCTTCTATCGGCTATTGTAAATGAATAAGCTGACTCAGTAGAAGTATCAAAGTTTGATGTTTTAGGTGAAATTGTAAATGTTCCTCCTCTTTTTACAGTAATGTTAGTTGATTGAACATCTAGTACTGGTATTTTGGTAGTTCCTCTAGGAAGAGTAACTAATTTAGATATCATTATATTATTTTCATTAGGAATAGCTTCAATTAATGGTAAAGCTTCAATAGCTTCACCATACTTAGCAGATCCATCTGGGTGGTTTTCGTTATATAACGTATAATCAATTTCATCATCTGCTAAAGCAAATTGAGTTATATTAAAAGAGCCATCTTGTCTTGAAAGAAGTTCACGACCTTTTTTGGTTAAAATTGCGTCTACTATAACGCTTGAATTATCTAAATATCCCATTTTTATTGTATTTGTTTATAAATATATATCTTTTAAGAAAGGGTTCGATTGGTTTCATCTAGTGTATTAATTTTAGTTATATCACCTATATCAAATCCTGCTTGCGCCATGAATGTTGGTATATTATCCTTAATGTAAGGGTGGAGATTTTGGGGTATTATTACTAGAGGGGTTCTTCCTATACCTTCAGGAAACTCCTTTTCCTTTGTTAAGTTAACAAGAAGTGCGGGTTTTTCCTTATTTAATATAGAAATTTCATAACTACCCGAGTACGCTGATGGACTAGAAGAAGGGTTTAATTTATATTGCTGATTAAATCCAAAAGTTGATGAGGCTCCTTCAAATCTATAAAGAGGTGTATGTGACATGCCATTAACTGATGTCCCAGTTTCATCTTTATTGTTAAGCTCTGCAGTGGATAGTTCTGCTAAATTTTCAGTAGGAAAATTTCCTCCCGCGTCAGATACAGTTCTAATGACTTCTATGTCTGTTGCTGAAGGTGCGGGTGCTGATGACGCTGATGTATTTAGCATACTTACAAAAAACCGTGGTTTGGATAGATCTGTATCTCTGAAGGTGAGCATTGGCTCAAAAAATGAAAAAGCCGCTGCTGTATTAACTTTGGTGTCATCAATTGATCCTGTAAAAAACTTTCTTACTGCTTTTCTATTTTTAATAGTGAGAGAACCTCCTAAATTTCCTCCAGTACTTGAAATTTTTAATCTTTGACTAGCATCAACTGATGGCTGATTTACATCAGAGCTAAAAGTTTTTATAAATCTAAGAATAGGAACTAATCTACCCCCATTAAAATAAACTTTATAACTAATGTCTGCAAAATCTTTAATGTCTGCATCTAAGTTTTTAATTCCTATAAAAGAACCATCAGGTATATTTAATGCAAAATCTCTATCAAATCCTTCTCTTTTTCTTTTTGCCTCAAATCCTAGCTCAGGAGAAGTATTAAAGGTACTTACGTCTGTAACTTTTATGCTGTTGTCCGAATTTATGGTAACTGATTTATTAATTACTACATATGAAAATTCTGGAATGTATTGTAATGAAGTGTCTTCTATGGGTTGGCCCTCTGATCCATCATTAGATAGTGAAGTTATGTCTGAGGCTATGTAGAAGGTTCTTGTTAAATCTCTTAAAATTGGGGTTCTCCCATAATTACCTATGTCATCTTTAGTAGCACGATTTTTACCTCTAACTGCTTTTAGTTGTCTACCATCATAACGAGATGAATTCCAAGCTTTAGTTGTTAGAACTGTGTCATTAAATTCAAAATCAGCTAATTCATAAGTAAATAATTGAAATTCAAATAAACGAGGTTGATCTAGGACAGAAGAACCATCTTCATCACCTACCGTACTGATTCTAATATATTGGAATGGGGTTTTTGCATTTATGAAAAATGTTTCTCTAGCAAAATCAGCAGCAAAAACTACTTCTTTATCTATAATAAAGTCTGTATTATTATTGGATAATTCTATTCTCCATTTATCATTTTTTCCATGTTTAAATTTAATTCTCTCAATTAGTTTCTTAGTTCCTAAATTGAAAGTGTAAAATCCTCTTTCTGCACCACTAGTACCTAATCTACATTGGGTACCAGTATCACCATCAATTATATTTGCTATAGTGCCATTATCTACCGCGGGACTTACAGTGATATCACTAGCACTAAATATGTGCTCTTGAATCCTTTGTTTTATACCAATATTACTCATTACCTAAAGCTATATATATTACTTAATTTACCTTCTTGTGCTATATTTTCGACTGCAGTTGCCTGACTTCCACTTAAAATATAATCTACTACATCAATAACTACATTATGTTCTTTAGTATTTTCAGAATTTGTTAAAGAAGCAGTAGGATGATAAGCCGCTAGATGTTCTACTTTTTGTTCATAATCAATATTTTTACCAGGAAATTTAGCTCTTTCTAAATAGTGGGGTTCAATTACTAAACCTGTTTTAAGGTTTGCCTTAGCAGGAGTAAAGTCTTTAATCATCTTAAATAAAGTATGATCGAAGAATTGTATTGTTCTTATGTAATCCTGGAAATTAAATTTATTATCTACTTTTTGGAAGTAAATATCTTTAATAGTTTTTAAGTCAGGATAACTACCACTAGTATAATGTTTAGGATCTCCTATATAATCATCTAATCTAAACCCTCCTAAAGTATAAACTATATCCTCATTAATTTCAAAAGTAGGAGAAAAGAATACACCTACGTCTGAATAATCAAGTGGTTGTCTATCTTGTGGTGAAGTTTCAACTGAAATAAATGGATCTAAGAAATTATCATCAAAGGTTCCATTATCAATTCTTATTTTATCTGAAACCATTCCTGAACCTACTGTATCTGGTGTAGTTAAATGGTGTGTTTCTTCAATAGAAAGAGAAGTAGCATCTGCATAAACAGTAGCTGCATAAGTATCTCTATGAGACTTTTTAGGAGCAAAATTGTTAGCTATATCATTTGTAGTAGGTACATCATCAAGACTAGATCCCAAGGGATTTCTTATGTATAAGCTTTCATAACTTGAACTTATAGTATTTCCATTATAATTAAAAGGTGATAGTGATTGAGTTACTATAGTAGCTTCAGTAAGACGTTCATGCCATGCTCTATGTTCCTGGATACTTCCTGTGAAGGAACCTAATAGGTTTAGGTCTGAATCGCCATTACCCACATAATAATCAGCAGTTGATGATTGAGCTGTAGACGTATTTTCAAAAAATGGAGCTAAATCCATGCTACAAGATAATAAATATGTGTTTTTATTAAATGTAGTTTGGGTAGCATATGCAGTGATAGTACTTTCAGATCCACTATCAAATGTAACACTTAAATTCCATACACTTCCATTAAAAATAGGACCTAACGGACTTGCAGATTTAGTAACAATTGTAGTACCACTTCCAGAAGCTATAACTAAGTGGGCAAAAGATCCTGATTCTAGTTTAGAATTATCTATACTTTGGGATATTCCAATTGATATATCATCATTAGTTGCGTCAAGAGTTATAATATCATAAGAGGTATTTAATCCTTTAGTAGGTAAAAATCTAGTTTGGATGGTTTTTGTTCTAGTAGAATCAGATCCCGGTTCTGGTAGGAAATTAGTATTAAAAACTGCAAGACCAACACTTTCTCCATCAGTATGGACAGTATGCATTCTACTTTCCTTCTGGTAGCTGAATGTTCTGAATCCTGTCTTATCTTGTAATGGACCACCATATTCTTTAACGTGAAGTACTGTTTCTGGAATACCATAACATGCTATTAATGCTTTTAATCCGCGCTCAGTTCCTTTTGTTTTTAAAAGATATGATGAATTATGGTATAAACGTTTCCAAATTTCTTTAGATATATCACCTTTAGGGATTGATCCTGCGTTAGAGGCTGATATCATAGTTGAACCATCAGTTGATGAGTATTGGAAACTTCCTTGACCATCATCACCTAGGAGATATTCATATATTGATGAATTTTCAAATTGAGAATATGCTCTAATTCCTCTTTCTGTTAAGGCATTAAATACTAATTCTTTTGAAATACCATCATTTAATCCACTATGTGCCTGATATTTATCAGTTATGCTATCTATATATGCCCAAATACCATCAAAATGTTGTGCTATCATTTCAGTAAATAACACATATGCCTCATTTTGGGAATTATTTCTAATGTCAGGAGGAATTGTATTTGTGATATTATATGGATTACAATCATCAAATTTACTAGCACTTAACATCATTCCCCCAAAATATTCACTTTCATATGAATTTAGAGGTGCTCCAAACCAAGATAAAGCATTTGATGAATTTACTTTAGCATTAGTATAAGGTTTTGATGTTGTGGTTTTGGGCCATGCATAAGTACCAGATTCATAATAAAGATATCTTTCATAATAATCAAATCCTTGGATTAACTTATCAGTTTTAGTATTGAATATTATTTTATTTTGTGTTAAAGCATTTGATGAAGTAACTGAACCTGTTACATTATTTAATATTGCTAAAGAACTTGAGTAAGATTCTAATAATCCTAATTTAAATTTAAAGTTTTTAAGTCTTTCAGTTGCCGAACTATAATGGATAAAATTTTCAAAAACATATCCTGACGGGGTATCAGGGTTATCAAATTCTAAATCAACAGCAATACTACCACTTAAATAATTTTGAATATTATTAAAACTTGAAGTTACTGCTCCACTATTTAATATGTCATCATATGTTCTAAATTCAGATGGAACAGTATAATTATCTGTAAAATCTATATTAAAATTAGGGCTTCTGAGAGGAATACCCGTATCTATATCTTCTATTTCAGAGGGTCCTAGATCAACTACTACTTCTAATGGATTTATTACTTCTTCATATATCCTAAAAGGACTATTTACATTTATAGTTGGTGGAAGGGGATTATATAATTTTATTAAACCCGTTCCTGTGGTAGGATCTGATTGGGCATTAGTGATTAATGCCGTATTTCCCTCACCAAAAGTTATATTTAAATCTTTAACAAAGGAAGAAGCATTAAGAATAGAAACTAATTCCGCTACTTTTTTCTCAAATTCAATATCGCTGATAGTATTAGAATCAAATCTGATTTCTGTTCTTGAAGGGGATATTTCAGATATAAAGAATTGCCTACGTATTCCATTAGTTAGGGCATTTCTTTGAAATGAAAATGATAGGGTATATTGGCCGTTTGTAAACCCATAGTCTCTTAAAACCTGCTCATAATCAATATCAATAGAATCTATTAAATTATCATTAGGATTTATATATGGAGTGTAGTCGGTAAATTTATTATCATTAAGTATGATATCTCCATTTAAATCAAGAATATTTAATTCAATAAAATCATTAGTCCTTCCAAATCTCCTTAATAATAATTTTGTAGGGATTTGATCTAAATCACTTTTACTAATTGTTTCTATAGATGTTTGATTTATTATCATTTTAGTTAATTATAGAAAGATAATTAGCTATTGTTACTACTCTTATGTAATCTAACATACGCTTAATATCTCTTGTTTCACCACCACTTGATCTCTTTTCTGTGTCTGTTTTCCACTCGCTGTAAGTTCTGATTTCTTGATTTTCGCGAATACCACTAGATCCACCTTTTTCATAAGCCTGGACCGTATCTTTCCTTAGTTGTTTTTGTTTATTTTCTTCAAATGGGTCAGAACCGTCAGGAAGTTTTTGGTTATTCTCAGCATAATATGCTGTATCTTTAAGACCCATTGTATATAATAGACGATTACCATTATTGCTCCAGTAAATATTTGGGTCATTAACATTACCTATTTCAGCATCAGCTTCTGCTTTAAGTGCTGCTGCTTCGATTGCTTCTTGCTGTGCTTCTAAATCTTCTTCAATTGATTCTCCTTCATCTATAGCTGCTGTTTGTAAATCTATTATTTGTTGATTTAAAGCTTCTATTTGTAATTCTAAGTCTGCTATTTGTTCATCTTTAAAATCCACATAATCATTTACAAAATCCATACTTTCTTTAATAAGAGTTGAATGGGAATTAATTCCTTGTTGGGGTATATCAAAAAATATTTTGTGGTAATCATTAAAGAATTTAGCTACATCTATTTCTTCTTCTTTAGGTTTTAATTCACTTATAGAGACATCTACTTTTTTTCTAAAATGATTTTGACTATAAATAGTTTTTTGAAATTTTATGTCTCCTAAAATAGGTGTTGGAGTTGGTTCAACTTCCTCTACAAATGGCTTTCGCATTGTAGTAGGTCTGCGTGTTGCTCGGGCTATTTTTCTTTTAGCAGATTTTCTCCCACTAGAATTTCTTCTTGGTGGTGGTGATGGTGATGAAGCTCCGTATGCCATAATTATGTTTTAATTACTTTAAAATAATGGTTATCATCATAAACTTGAATACCATCATCATTTTCATGTTTAAATAAGAGTTTATAATACCTTTCTTCTTGAAGGCCTTGCATATATAATTTAAAATACATACCCTCTGAGTCTGCACTGAGTTTAGATTCCTCACCAAATGGTATTAGTACTTCTTCAGTAGCATAATCTATTAATGAGTAGAAGGATTTACTTGTAAAATACTTAACATCTAAAAAATTTGAAGAAGTTACAAATTTTCGGGTTGGGTATAATTCTCTAACATTTAATCTAAATTTATACTCTTCTACTGTCCTAAATTCTTCTTTATTATTTCTTAAAGTAACATATGTTTGACCTGTTTTAATGATTTTATCATCTGTTGCTGCACTTGTATCATATGATGAATCATCCCAAGATATATCTAAATATGGTGGGAAAATTGTATGGGTATCTACAGAGAAAAAATTTAATTTTCCATCATCTATTGCTGTGTGTTCCTGGGAGTCAGCTCTTTTAATTAAGAATCCACTATTTACAATAGCATCAGGATAAATTGCTGGTTGGTTATAACTAGCACTATAATGTTTTAAGATTGGTGTAGTGATATCAAATGATAAGTCTAAATCATCTCCGTAACCATATGTTCTATTTACTTCAAATCCAGATCCTGTGTACCAATTACCGCCCCCTGGGGATGCTTCAATAAAACTAGCTGTTACACCTTGTGAAAAACTTCCTGTAACCCACTTAGTCCCTAAAGGATCATTTGAAATGGCATCTGGACTTCCGTCCCTATATAACCAAGAACAACCATCTGAGATAGTAGGTACATTAGTAAATCTTCCAGTTCCATTATTCCAACTTCCTGATATAGGATATACTTCTAAATTTTGATTAATACTTAATTCTTCATGTTCAGTTTGGAATAAATTTAAACTAGCTGAGAATGGATTAGTTGTAGGACTACCAACCTTATTATCTAAAACATCATTTATTTCGGATTGTTTAAATTGTATTAATATCCTACTAGGATAAAAATTTAAATCAGTATTAGATTCTTCATCCTGTATTGTTAAGATTTCATCAATACCCGTATTAAGGATAGCCCTAGTTGGGTGGGCATAAATAGTAGCGTCTTTTTCTGGAAATAAAAAATAATGTGCCATGATGTTAGTTAGTTATTCTGCCAATTATATCTGTGTCGCGGTACTTTAATTCAAATATCATAGGGTCTAATGACGGGTATATAGTACCTCTTCTAGTAGCTGCGTCAAAATTATACTTAAATTTAGAATAACCTGAATTTTCACCGAACATATTAGTAAATACTAGATCATTTACCGTTTTAAGTCCATTTATAGTATATAATAAGCTACTTACATCTCCTATATTTATAGGTTCATTTATTTGCCAGTTATCAGTATTAAAAAAACGTTGTAAGGCATCAATTGAATTTAAAAGAACTTGATCATTTGAAAATCCTGATTTCACTGAAATGTCAAATTCTACCTTAAAATTAACTACCGAAGCTTCTTTTATATTGATAGAGTCAGTTAACATTCTAAATTGTTCTAAATAAGTAGCTAAATTAATCTTAGCGGCACTTGATAAAGGGGTTAATTTCTTATTATAATCATATCCTAAAGTATATAAATTTAATGCATTTGGGTTAGATACTCTTTTATTGGTTTCTAAAGATATTTGGGTGTCTTGTGCTATATATGCTTTAGCTACAGAACCTAATTGAGGGGGCATTGATAATGCCCTGAAAATATAATCTTCTTTTGTTACAGTTCTTTTTTGGGCTGAAAAATTAGCTATGGCATTTAATCTTATGTCTTGAGCTGAGTCACCTTGACCTCCACCAGTAGCGGGTGATGGGTTATTACACGCAATTGAATCGATGGTTGCTTGAAATACAGTATCATTTAAATTCCCCTTAGTAGGTACAACAGTTACTGATCCTACTCTATTTATAATATTAGCATTAGTATTAGCAGATATTCCACCACCTTTTAAATAAGTTACAGTTAAAGTTGTATTCGAAGGAACTTCTCCATATGCTTTAGTATATAAAAAATTTGATGGATCATATGCTTTATCTAATAATGATCTACCATCTTTAATTCCTAATCCTATATTATCTGGATTTGGAATTATAGTTGTATCATCTCCACTAGTAGCTCCAGCTCCAAAATGAATTTCCATTTTTTTATCAGATCTAAATCTTGTGACAAATCTTTTAGATACTTTCTTAGTTCTTAAAAGATAGGGAACTTGACCATTATATTGTTTTAATTCAGGGTCATTAGCTTCTATATTTGGGACTTCTTCAAATATCGTTTCTTGTGCTAAGTAAGGTACTTCTGTATATTCATTTCCTTCAGAATCTATAATAGATTGGACACTTATTATCCTATCATCGTCTAAGGATAAAGTTTTAAATCTTTCAGCTCCCTGGATTGTAAATGTTTCAGTTTTTAATTCAGCACTAATAGCTTTAACCTTTTTCTTTAAAAGAAAATAGTCTGGTTGGGTACCAACTGTAGAATAAACAGTTTCTTCAGTAGGATCAAATGAAGAACTAAAAGCAAAATTTACATCATTTTGAATAAGGAAGTCTGTACCACTATTATTATTAGGTTTAAATGTGGAATTTTTTAGGATCCTTAATGCGTAATCATAATCTGGATCTCCATTACTTTTAGCCGGAATTTGTTGAAATATTTCTAATTCAACTGAT